CAGGAACTCTAGCCATTAATTACTTATTTAGTTCGTAGGTTGAGCATTTAGTGCTTGTCCATCTATTCCTTCATTACTCATATCTGATTTCACTTGGAAGTATGTAGATAGAAGTTTTGTAGAAGTCATAGCTAGAACCTGCTGCTCTAAATAACCAGGAAGTGCATATTCCTTATCTAATGGGTTTTTACACAAATCATCTAAGCTATATGATATTCCACAATCACAATCCTCTGGATACATGAGTTCGTTTGGAACATCTTCTTCAAAGAAAGCAACTAGTCTGATTCCTTTTAAAAGAGGATTACTTACGTAAAGATATCCGTTTGATATCCAAAAGTAGCTTTCTTTCTTAATGATGGGTAACTTTAATAGATTTAAATATCGATTTACTGTTATTTCTTTTAGTTTGGTGCCTTTACCACCCATAGCGTTTATAGAATACACTCCCTGAATTACATACTGATAGTTTCCTTCAGACACTCTAGGAATTTTGTATTTAGTTCTTGCTACACTACAAGGGTCAGCATAATCACAACATTCAGAAATAGGCACCTCCACCATCTCTAAACAAGGAATGGTGGTGAATAGCGTATCGCTAGCCCATAGTTTTCTTAAATTGGTTTCTCTTTTGATTAACATTAGGGCATTATTCTTCACCTCAGATGCAATAGCTCTATCGGTGATGAGCGCATCAGTAGATAAGATTTTGTGCGTAGAACGCACATCTGAAACCAATTTTCTTAATGTTGCCATGATTATATTCTTTCTTCAAATTCAGCTACCTTTCCAAACTTAGCATCATAAACTAAAGCTAGGGCAGCTCGTACACTGTGTACAAAGTTATTATCCTTATGCCACCTATCTGTTCCAGACAAGCTAGGCATTTGTTGTATTCTAACCCCTTTTATTTCTTTAGCCATATAGTGATGTTTATCACCTGTATGTACTTCTCTATATTTAGCTTTACCAAACATTTTACTATATTCTGGATGTGTAGCAAATAATAATGGAAGATCGTCTAGTTTACAATTACCATGATGAAATCCAATAAATGTATTACCAACCATTGTTGCTTTTAATAATCCTTCATTTCTTATAAACTCTATATCTTTTTCTTTACAAAAGAATACATTTAAGGCATGTGCTAAATAAAATGATTTAGTTCTATCATGATTACCCTGTACTAATATAACCTCTATGTGGTTAGAATTAGCTTTCAACATCTTTATTGTATCTACAAGAATTGCAAAACCAAGCTCATACTCAGAAGCATAGTCTAATATAATATCTTGTGGTGTGCCCTTTGTAGTTGAGTTTTGGTAGTTATCTGTGTGAAAGAAGTCGTTTGATATTGGGAATACCACTTTGTTTATATCGTAAATAGCCCTAACTTTTTCTATCAAGTTTTGAGCCACATCAAGGAAACGTCTTGCTCTCACTGCAGGATCATTATCTCCATCAACATAACGCTTTGCTAAATGATAATCAGATAGAGATAACTCAACATCTATAATGTTTCTATTGTTATTTCTATCTGGTGAGGGGATTGGAATGTAGTTTGATTTGTAGTTCTCTAAGAACTTACTAAAGTCTTCAGCTGTGTAGTCTGTTGGTGTTTTTCTCTTTGAAAACACTGATGATGTAAACTTTCCACTTGGAAGCATCTTTGACCAGTAGTTGGTAATCACATACCTGTCTAGGTCTATTTTGTGGAGCTGTGCTAGCTCTATATCATCTTTAGGTTCGTAATCTAATGTTATTGTACTTTCGATTGTTCCTTTTTCATTGCTTACTTTCTTAACAATTTCAAAATTACTTGATGCATTTTTTAAGAACTCATCTCCATCATCTTTGTCCCTCTTCTTCAGCTCTTTAATCAATTCATCAACTTCATCTTCAGTTATGTTCAGTTTTTCAGCGTAGAACTTTTTGCTCTTTTTCCAGTATAGTAGTCCTTCCAACTGGTTAAGCAATGATTCATTGTATGACATGTACAGTTGTATTTAGTTAAAAAATATTGTAAAGGTAGGGAATTTATTTTGTATATCACAAATAAATTTACTAAGGAAGGTTATTATTTATAATGAATTTAGTTATAAATAAAAACTCCTAGGGCTACTGATAACCCTAGGAGAAGCCTTGTAAAACCAACAAAACAAGACTTTTTATACATTACGCTACAGGTGATGTGCTAATATCTAAATATTTACCAGGAACATCAACTGACATCACTCTAATAACTCCCGTTGAGTTTGGTATTTGATCTGTTGCATATCCTATTAGTAGTTCATCTCTTGTTACACCTGATGCAAAAGGTGCAGTGAATCCGTTGATATCTGAATAAAGATAGAACGTCTGAAGGGCTGTGCCTATTGTATTTACTTGTACTGCTCCTGTCATAATCTATGTTATTGCTACATCTACGTAATTGCTACAAGTTTTTGCAAAATTGTCATTTTTTATTCTACAAATAGTTGCATTATTAGGTACCCCCACTGAAAAACCAAACGGACCAGTGAGCACTCCTGTTGTTGTAGATCCTATTGTTGTAGTGTAACCATCAGAGTCTGTATATATTTTAACATTATCTGTATCTGCACCAGCTGAGGTTAATCTTATTATCATTGTTGTTGGCATAGTTTCTTATTTTATTTACGGACAAGTTGTTATTATTGAACTAACTTCACCACTTGAATTTACTGGTGAACTAGTAGATAGAATACTGCCATCATATTTTATTTTGTAGTAATCACCATCTCCAATAAACGGTGTTGTTGGTGGCGAGTCTGTGTACACTACACTATTTGTACTTACAATTTGAGCAGAACCAGAGCCTGCTGGGTTAGTGATAAACACTGCTACTGAGATTACTTCTGAACAAGCATCACTAGGGGCAGAACTTGGTGAGATGAGTGCTGCTTTTACAATAGCGGTTGTAGTAGTGGTAGTTGTTATATTAATAATCGCTGATGGTCCATTTAAGTCACAAAGTGGAGCAGCTGTAGTGGTTGTTGTTGTTGTTGTACTTGTACTTGTACTAGTAGTTGTTGTTGTACTACTTGTACTAGTAGTTGTTGTTGTAGGAGGATTTATATCACCTTGAAATATCCATATAGTGTCAGCACTTCCCATTGTGTATGGAGAGAATAGTGGTGTAATTAATTCATTTACACAAGGTGTACAGTTGTCTTGTGGTTGATATAGAACTCCATCTTCTAGTATCTTATTACTAAAGTTATATGTACCAGTTTTACCGTTAGTCATTGTTGCAGTTACAACTTGACCAGCGGTTAGGAATAGTGTTCCTGATTGATATGTATTACCAACACTAATTATCGAAGTGACCACCTCTATAGCATCTACAAACATTTGAAGCTTAACAGTACCTATAAATTCAGGAGTTCCTGTAATAAGCTCCCATGTAAATTCATATGGAGGAGCTTCGGTGGTGGTTGTTGTTGTAGTGGTACTAGATGTGCTAGTAGATGTACTAGTAGATGTAGTAGTTGTTGTTGGACAATTAGTTGGTATGTCAATACAATTTTCACATGTACCAATAGAACACACTCGTATGATAGTTGCTCCCACAGGAAGTTCAACAATATATCCAGCAGTTAAAGATGCAGCAGGAACTTGTGTCTCAAAAGGAGCAGTGTATCCATCTGCATCTGAATATAAATCAAATGGTCCAGTAGAACCTCCAGGAGGGATTGTTATGTTTATCTGTATCAACATATTTTACATTATTGTTGTTGTGGTAGTTGTTGTTGTTGGTGTAGATGTGGTAGTAGTTGTTGTTGTGGTTGGTGCAACTGTGGTGGTAGTTGTTGTTGTATTTGATAATATTATATCTACATAATTAACACATTTAATTGTAGCCTGAACTCTTACAATATTTGTATAGTCTGGACACAAAGCAGTACTATATCCAGCTAACAATGATGCTTTAGATACATTTGTTTCAAATGCAATAGTAAAACCATCAATATCTGAATATAAATCAAACACCGTAGCATCAGTTCCTGCTGTAGTTAGTGTTAGTAATACTGTCATGATTATGTGCAGCAGTTGTTATTAATTGTTACTATCTGTGCGTTTATGTCAATAATTTGTTCTGTAATAGAAGAAATAGCAGAAGTGTTATTTGCTACTTGATTATTAAGTGCTACAAGAACTGCATCTATTTTTGATAACGCAACATTAAGTGTATCACAAGCCACTATCCCTGAACCAGGAAGTGTAGGACCATTATACACAATTGTGTTTGAAAGTGCACCATTGGTGCCACATGCGTTTGTATTAGAGTTGCAATTACAATTACTATTACATCCACAAGGACTATTTAAAACTACACCAGTGCAGCAAGGATTTACAGGTAGATATGCCATTTTATTTTATGTTTTAAGGTATGTAAATTATATAATATACTCCACGTCCAGGTTGGTAGTTAGCGTGTCCATTTCCACCACCAGTTGGAACATTTGTTACAGTGTGAGTGTGTCCTCCAGCTCCTAAAGTAGAAGATTGTTCGGAGTAACCTAAGTTGTCTTGATTAGTTAGATAGTTATTTCCTAAACCAGGTATATTAGAAATTAAAGGGTTAGAAAAATCATGCGTATGGTTTGCCACTGCTGAAACATTTGCTGTGTGAGTGTGTGCGGGCATTTGTCCTGTAGTTAATATTATACTATTTGAACCATGTGTACTTCCTAAGTTATAAGTTGGGTTTCCTGGTTGGGTAGGATTTACAGCAGGGTCAAGTGAAGTACTACCCATTCCATTAGTGACACCAATAAGTGCTCTACCTCTTAAATCAGGAGTTGCGTTCTGACCATTACACAAGAAGATTCTTGCCCAGTTACCAATACCTGCTCCAGAAGCACTAAAGTTATCTAAAAATGCACTACCCCCAGCAGCAGCAACAATTGAATAAGGAACCATTCTGTTTGCTACTAATTGCTCAGTTGGTTGTGTATCTAGATAATTCTGGATGTACGTATTAATATCTGAAATCTTTACGTATGTAGCATCTACATATACTATGAAGTTTGTAAGCTGTTGAGCTACAGCACACACTTTATATATTACAGCTTGTAATACATTTATTGTATTTGTAGCATTACTCACTGTAAGACAATCTACATCATAAGCTGTAGCTGGATTAGCTGGAGGTATATTAGCCACTGTATCCTCTAAAGCACATAACGCCTTTAGAAGCGCTGTAAGCCAGTTATTCAGTGATATAGGATCACAGTTTGGTAACTGTTCGTCTACGCTTGGACATACATCAGAAGGAGTTATTACAGGAATGATTCCTGTTCCATTTAATGTAGTAGTTAAATATCCTATAAGTGACTGCTCTACATATGATAGAGAGTCTCCATTTTTTATTCCTAGAACAGGGACATCTATCCCTGTATACTTAACGCACTTATCTGAGGTGATCTCAGTACATCCATTATAGCAATTTGAGCAATTATTTGACATGGTAATTTATATTTTAACAAGGGTTATCTAATGTATTGGTTAGTCCAACCTGCCAGAAAGTTTTTCCATCACAAAGTTTGGTTTTATCATCACTTCCTCCAGGTTCTGTTCTATATTCTATTGTGCTAGTTTTTACTACTGTTAATAGATCGTTTTTATCCCAACTGGCAATACCTAGTTGACTAGCCACTTCATCTATTCTACAAGCATAGCCAAACGCGTATGAGTTAGGTCCACCATCACAACCTGCACCACTTCCAGCAAAAACTAATCCAATCACCTTTATTGTTCCTCCTATATCAGCAATTAGTGCAGATCCTGAGTCTCCACCTCTCACTGGATTACAACAATATCCGTACTGTCCTGGATCTTGTGTTTCAGGATATTCTATTCCTGGTTTAAAATACCCTAGTGCATTTTCCATTATTACTGTTGTATATACTCCTTGTTTGAGATACTGAATTGAAAAAGTAACTCCTAATTCAAATAACTTTAATGGACATTGAGAACCCTGAGTGGTACCACCTTTAGGACCAGTTGTTCTACCTGAACTATATAGTTGAGGATTTACAGCAAGTAATGTATTTATTTCTCCTGTTGTGGCAAAGGGGAGATGATCTGCGACAACACTATCAAGTCCAACTTGTCTCCAAGATTGTGACGAACTAATATCTGCAAGATTTATTGAAAATATTGCAGCATCAACACTATTAGTTAATCCAGAGCTTGTTGCATATATGGGAACATATCTCAAGCCTCTTCCTATAATGTTAGTAGCTGGTGGAACTCCTGCATACTCAGCATCTTGATATATGTTATCTACTGGACTATATTCATTTTGTAATACACCTGCTAAGTTTCTCTGACTTGTGTAGAAAGCATCTTGTATTATTACGTGATTATTAGTAAGTCCTACAATAGCTCCTGTTGCTACATCTTTAACAACAAGTCCAAATGTACCTACAGTGTTAGAGTTATTTAAACTGGTTATAGATAAGCCTCCTTTTATAGGTCTTGTATATGATCTGTTTAGTGCTGATCCAGATCCTGAATTTTGACCACACTCGAAATTACATTCAAGCAACTCTATTCTTCCAACCTCTTTAACATCTGTTTTAACCGATGCACCACTTATATCTACACTAGATGGAAGTAGTTCTCCTTCTGGTATTTCTGATAGGAGTTTTTTAGCTCCAACACCAAATACAATAGCAGGCTCTCCTGTATTCACACCACCAGATATTTTATAACCATATCCAACAGATGTAACATGAGGATTCTGAAGCACTTGCTCCCTAATCTTGTCTTTTATTTCTTGTGTTAATTCTAATGACATATTATATTATTTTTATTATGGTGTGGCTGTTTCAAACCACATCCACAGTGTTTTTACACCTTCAGGTATTGTAGTGGTTGTAGTAGTTGTTGGTGATATACTTGTAGTGGTGGTAGTTGTATTAAACTGACAACCTAGCGAAACTGGTCCACCTAAACCTTTATTTGTACCTACTAATGTTATAATAGTAAAAGGCTCAGTTGATTGTACTAAAATTTCTGCACTTGCACTACCCTGTATTATTCCTGCGACACATCTAAATTCATTAGGTCCTATCAGTTCAA